CATCGGTGCTCAATCCTAGGTCGTAAAAATAAATAATACTGTTCGGTAAAAATTTTTTAATTGACTTGTATAATTGAAACCAAGCGCGAATATAATGAATATCGCATCCTGTCGCAAAAATGATTTCACTCATAATATATTATTATTCGGGAATGTTTAATATTTATAAAATAGCAAAACTCCAGAAAATATTCCATTCAAAAAAGATATTCCAACGATTGCATCCCCAAAAATCGTACATTTGAAACTCCGATTTTTTACAACCCCTGTTTTGGGGGGATACAACTGAATAGATATACTAATGTGTCGTATACGAAGGAAACACGATGTGTTACGATAATATGGTCTAGTGGCGTCGAAAACGTTACATGTATGATGTGAAGGCGTTATATATTGTAGTAATCTACAAAAAATGTCCAAAACGCTGTTTACGCCGGAGACTTTTAAAACACAAAATCGGAAAACTGTAAAAATGCAGTTTGTGACTGTTATGCTCTTATTTCATATTTTTCGGTTAAAAAAAATGACACTGAACATTCTAACGGTTAGTTGCCATAACTGGGTTAGAATGCGGTTGGTTGTTTAGGCGTTTTTTTGTATCACTACAAAATAAAACGCCCGTTCAATTACTGTAAATGGATAAACAACGAGTTTGTTATAATTGTGAACCTTGTGGTTTTGCAACAGACAACAAAACAGACTATGAACGTCATTTGACAAGAAAAAAACATATGATAAAACACAAATTGGTAAACGGTGATCAAACGTCAGAACCAAATATGTATGTATGTTCTTATTGTTATAAATCGTTCAAATGTCGTACAAGTATTTATAAACATAAGACGATATGTAAAAATGCAACTAATTCTACTACCTCATCATCTAACATACCATCGTCATCCGAACAAAACTTATGTGAAGTACTCGCCAAAAACTTCACGAACGCGATGTTGATGTTGTTTCAGCAAAACACAGAATTTCAAACCAAAATGATTGAATTGTGTAAAACTGGTGGAACCACACAATGCAACAATAATACAAATAGTAATAATACGAATTGTCACAATAACACATTTAATATGAACCTATTTCTCAACGAGAAATGTAAAGATGCGATGAATATGAAAGATTTCGTAAATTCTATACAACTTAACTTCACTGATCTAGAAAATGTTGGACGGCTTGGTTATGTGGAGGGAATGTCGAACATATTAATCGATAACCTTCAAAAGACAGATATTTACAAGCGCCCGGTTCATTGTAGCGATGTAAAGCGAGAGACGTTGTACGTAAAGGATGATAATAAATGGGAACGTGAAGGACCCGATCATACAAAAATGGTGAATGCAGTCCTTGCGGTCGAACACAAGAACGTTGCACTCGTAAATGAATGGGCGAAAGCACATCCAATGTGCATGAATAGTAACACTCGAGACAATCAAACGTATATGAAACTTTCCAAGACAGCGACCGATGGAGAGAAGCAAGGGAATATTGCGAAAGTAATACGGAAAGTCGCGAGGCTTGTGGTGATTGAAAAAGAACCATAACTACCAGGTATATAATTATAGCATCATCAACACTTCCATCTCTTTCCACATTCTAAGCACGTAACAAATGTGGTCATTGGTTCATCCGCAGAACGAGTTTGCAGTTGATAGTACGTGCATTTCTTCGACTTGCATTTGTTGCAAGTGAAGTTGTCAGTAGACGCTTCAATGTTCGGTTCATACTTCTGTTTATCACGGACTTTCTTGTCTTCGATGAGTTGTTTCCATTTGTCAGGGCAAATCTCTTGGTGACTCATGAATGCGAGTTCTTGCGGCTTGATGTTTCCAGAAGTGATTGCACTCGCCACGTCTGGTTTTTTCAGATTGATATACACTGACCGCAAACGATCGATGTATAATGTGATGAAGAACGAATTCGACCATTTTTTCACAATGTTATTCTTGCTTGCATGTTGAATCGTCCAATTGAATATGCCTTTTTCAATATTGGTGGCATTCGATGACGCATTCTCGCTTGTGTCATTCAATAGTGTCTGAATTCGTTTTCGAATCTCCGCGCGAAACTCGTCAGGAAATGCAATTGTATCGACAGTGGACATGAATATAACTAATCTGTTGATTATATTTATGTAATAAAGTATTCTTTAATCAATTTTAATTCAATCATACGGTTCTTCACTTAATTCAGATTCTATTTCTTCATCAACGACTGTTTCTTCTGTATTCTTTTTTGCTTTTCCGGCCGACTTTTTAGAATTGGTCGGTTTTTTTGACTTGGTCGCTACACCACTACGTTTTGCAACAATTTTATTTACAGGAGCGATTACTTCGTCAATTTCGCCGTCATGATCAGACCCATTTAAAGAGTCGGATGCCGGTGTCCCTGATTCTGTCTCTGTCTCCGTAATGAACTCACTTTCTGTAGATTCCGATTTTGGTTTTTTACCACTATGAATACGACTCCGTATTACTTTTTTACTTTTCGGAGTATCTTCAGAGTCATCTTCAACCACAAACCCGTCTTTAAAATAACCGTTATTAGTTTTTTTATGTGCGGGAATGGAATCTAACTCGTCTATCTCGTTTTCATCTTCTACCGCAGTTGCAGCAAGGTCTTCAAACCCGCCAAATAATTTCTCGTATATTTTTGACCATAGTTCAAGCGTTATATTCACAGCATTTTCCTTGTCGATTCTTGCAACAAGCGCCATGTTTCCGTACATAATAAGTTCGTCTACCGGTGGCGGAAGTTCATATTTATTCTCTTGACCCGCACGTCCATCTGTTTTCCCCCAAATATCTACATAAATATACTTTGGCACTATTGACTTTTTTTGAATCTCAAATTCGATTTTATGTTTGTTTTTATATTTCCACGTATGATAACAACCGAATCCATCATGGTTTCTAAATCCACATTTTTTGGCCAATAAAATAGTTAATTCATCGATTGTAGTATCTCCTTTTGGTTCAACAACGCATTCAGAAGGAACACCTGTTTTTGAAACAACAATAATTGTTGTTTTTGTTGCGGCCAAAATTAACGGTGACATATTTTGTCTTTATACGTATACATGAATTGTTTCTATATTCTTTCATATTTTGGTTGAATATACCAGACCATAATACAACATAAACATACATACATAATCATTATAATTGTATTACTGCTCTATGAAAACGTCTACTCCACCGCCATCCAATTTTCGTGCACAAAGAAAAGGTCAAAATGCTAGACAAGCAATGGTAATATCGGGTCTTAGCACTATTTACAGAAATAATACAGACACACATTTTATACAGTCACAACAACGAACAGAACCTAGGGTATATTTACTCGATATTTCATTACAAGATATGAATAAAATGTATTCAAAAATTCACCAGGTTATTGAACGTGGTCGTCTTCGACCAAAAGGCACCGAAATATTTTTTGTAACGAAAAAAATGGAACATATTATTATAGCAGATAATGCGATTTATGAAATTCGAACAAATGAAGCAACTCACCATCAAACGTTATATACACGAACCCCTATCGATGGAACTGTAACGATGATAGATATATCACACGGGAGTCATAATATACCGATTCTTATCGATGAAAGTTACTATGAACTGGATGATTCGAGTGATAAACGTCATATTATTCCAACAAATCATATTGTCACCCGACAAGTAAAAAAAATAGTTAAAATGCATCCAAAATCAATGAATGCATTCGTGTTTCTATTTGATGAAAAAGAGTCAAATGTCATCGATTTTTATATGACAACTGAAAATGGTATTGTTTCTATTGGAACACGACTAAACACTTATGAACGACTTACAAAAACATGCAAAGATGACTTAATTTCGTTCATAGAACACTTCAAATTATGTTCGTAATATACACGTGAATACTTGATGTGGTGGCTTATTCAAAATATTATATTTTCGGTTTGTTTGATTGTTATTATTCATTACTTGTATATTTACTTTGAAACGACACTAACGTCGCCAAAAATAAAAGATTTAATTCATTGTCCAAAACAAGAGTATAAAATATTATTAGAATCCGTTCATAAAAAAATGGACAGAAATGATATACTGCGACCACAAGATTCTTCGCCAAATGTTGATGAATCACTCACACAAAAAAAACATATACATTCACCAGTAGAGACTTTAGGAATGAACAATATACCTACTGATAATATGAAGGTAGATCTGAAAGAATATCTTCGTGAATTAGCATTGAAAACAAACTGACAAATGAATTAAAGAGATATATCCATATAATGTATACTCATGTCTCGTGTATTTAATTTGCAATCACAACGCCCTCCCAAAGGGTGTTCTTCGAACACGAACGTATTAAATTCACAAGAATCAGAATGTTTGTTGGCATCTTTTCCAATTACACGACTTTCTTATGAAACAACTATTCATAAGAACGACAAACCGTCTTTTTTTTCGGGCATATATAAGTGTTTTGTTCTTCCAAAAGGAAAACGTTGTGTTGCATGGATAACTGAATGGAATCGCACAAAAGTTGTTGCACTCATTGATATTGTCAGTGCAAACAATTATCAAGGTTCATTGTCTCCTGTCATTCGAAAATTTCATCAGGAAAACGGTTGGTATCCAGGTAGTATTCGTTTATATGATGCATGTGTTGAACATTCACTCGTGTACGGTAGTGTATTTAGTGGTGTGATTTTTCGCATCAATGCGTCGTCGTCGTCGTCGTCGTCGTCGTGCTACAAAACATTTTTTTCAATTCATTCGGTATATTGGTATCAAGGAAACTCAATTCCGAACTTACCATTGTCTGGTCATGTTAAGTTATGTGAACGTATTTTTGCAGATTATGGGTTACGACAGGTTGCATACACGAATCAAAACAGTATTATTTTTGGTTTGCCGATATTGTGTCATGATGATAAAAATATAGAGGTGCTTGTAAGAGAATTGCCCTATCCAGTTTTTGCAATTCAGTATCGATTTGAAAATAATACTCGAGTATGTCAGCGTTTATTTCCATTTCAAAATGAACTAATTATGGAAACACCATATTCGTCTACAAAAACAACATTACCATCAATGATACACTCGTCAGTTTCAGAATCGAAGGTTCTAACCCAAGTAACCGTGGGACATATATTACCTCAACAATTTAACTCGCGTGTTCCTTACGTTCAACCACCAGATGATATGCTTACCAATATCCAAGCAATATTCATGGTTCGACCTAATATACAAAATGACATTTATGAATTATTTGTGAATTCGAGTAATAGTCGTAGTGACGATTTAGTATTTCATAATTTCGCCCACATTACCGGATATAAAACAAGTGTTATGATGAACAGTTTGTTTCGTAATATTGTTGAAAACCGATGTTTGGATACGCAAGAAGAAAGTGAAGACGAGTCTGACTTTGAAAACACCGAACCAGAAAAATATGTTTTGCTTCATAAAGAATACTTGATGTTATGTCGTTTCAATAAACGTTTCTGTAAATGGGTTCCTATGCATATCATAAACTCAGAATCGAATATGAAATCTAAAGTAATTACAGAGCAACAAGTAAAACAGCATGAGTTGCGATATTTGAAGCATAATCGAATTAAACGCTTTTTATGATATATACTATCAGATTGTATTGCGATGACTCACATATCTCGTTCGGTGTCGATGCATCACTTGTATTCGGATTACTTGTCTACCTGTGTTTCAAAGGTATTTAAAGAATGGAATAAATGTGTCCCATATGTTCGCCCTTTGTATTCGGTGTCGCCTGCATCATCACCAGAACTTGTTTCTGAACTGTGCAACCAGCAAATTCCGATGATTTGTCATAATGCGCGAGAAGTGAAATTAGTGAACCAGTCTGGATTAATAGTGATGGATGGAAAACAAAATGGAAAACATGAATATATTATTCGAAAAATGAATAAAAAAGAACCACTACAGGTGTCTTCAAAATCATCAGTGCCGTTGTGGATACATACTACGATTTCTAATGATGGTGTGGAACAAACAAGAAAAATGTTTGAGTATGTTTGGGAAAACAAACATATACTTAATGGAATTGTTTTTGATATTCAAAATTTTACGCATCCAATTCAATCTATCCCGCCATCTATGTATAGTTATAAGGTTGCAATGGATTATATTTTTAGAAACATCATCTATCCATTTCAGAAAGAATATGGAATTGTTACACCGTCTATAATGATTGATGGTAGAAAACATGTCAATCGTGTTCAACATTTATACGAACTTCATGAACAAGGGTTGAGTCATTGTAATCATTTGTGGGTGAAATATCCTCAAATTCAAAGACCAAAACTACATTTGATCGTCGGGCAATTGTTAGACACTTGTTATCAATCTTACTAATAAACAAAATTATCACTATTATATATATTATGAGTGAATCATACAATTCTAACCAAGAACCCTCTATGTCCGGTGGCGGTAAGCGGAAGATTCGTCTTGGCAACGAACATATGAACCTTCAACCTTCCGCCCCGATTAGTGGCCAAAAGATGCGTAAAGTAAAACCTTTTGTCTTTCGCAACCAAAAGAAATATTTAGAGCGTTTGCATTCGTCACCTTGTCGTTCAAAAACACAGAAAAAATGCAATAGTCGTAAATTAAGACAAAGTTGCAAGTATGCTCGTGGTTCAAAGCGTTCGTTCTGCCGTAGAAGAACAAACAAGAATTATCGGTTGTAAATCATACCGTGCGTACTATTTTCGTTTTATTATGAGTATTCAAATACTAATAATAACACACTAGTAATAATATCATATTATAATATAATCTAGGATGACAACACAGTATATGCATTCAAATCCGTTGAATCAACATAACGCACCGCTTGCTGTTTCGAGTAAAGATGCACAAGGTCTGAATAACGGAACTGGTAACATGTATCAGGGACAAGGTGGTCGAGCGTTTCCTCAATCCGGCGGTGGCGCGACTCAATTTTATTCAGCAAAACTCGATGGACCAGAAAATGCATTTGCGCATGGTTCGTATGCGCCAGTTACAGTGGGTTATAATTCGTTAACGCGCGGAGGTCGTCGTCGTGGACGTAGTGGCCGTAAAAATGGAAGCGCGAAGCGTAAGTACCGTAACTCCAGTAAAAAGTGTGACTGTGATATTATTACTGGGGTGGGTGGTCGTCGCAGAAGCCACAGACGTAGTCGTAACCGTGTATGCCACATTAAAAACTGTAAGTGTATCTGTCATACTCGGTATGGGTCTCGAAAAG